ATATTTAGTTTTAACATCTTACAAAAACAAAGTAGATCACAATAAAGTTTTCTTTGATTCAAAAGTTGATGCAATAAAGCATATTTTAAGAACATTAAAAATAATCAAATAAATAAAATGGGGGGGCAACTCCCCCTTTAAAAAACAGATATGGAAAATTCATTAGATCACTTATTTGGAAACCTCATGGGAGGTTTAGATGAAATAGTAGAAGATGCAAAAAAAATTGCAGAAAAATATAATGAGAATTATTGTGAGTTTTGCAAAAAACCAATGTCTCAAAAGGATCACGATTTTTGTGATATTTGTCCCGATTGTTTTGATAATTACTCATGATTAAATCAAAACTAATAAGGGAAAAGAAGAAAGTTCATGGGGCATTGTATGTTATTGAATGCCCCGAGTGCAAAGGCTATGCAGCCTCTTCTAATGATTTAGAATCATTGCCCGATTGGATTGTTTGTAAAGAATGTTATCCCACTAAATTATTGAATGATGTCATACGAATGGATTATAGAAAAAGATATTCAAGAATGGGAAGTAAAAGCAGCCTATAATAAATACTTAAAAGCAAAAAAGTCAACAGGAGACTACATAGAATATAACAAGTGGTTTGACTATTGGCTAGATTATTTACAAATCAGACACAGATATGATACTACTAGTAGATGCCGATAGTTTAATTTTTGCGAGTTGTTACCGTCCAAAAGAAGATGTTGATACATTCTATACAGATTTAGATGATGTCATTCATAAGTTTGATGAGGCATTTCAAAAGATAGTAAATGATCTTACTGATCTGTACAACGTAACGGAGGTGTTCACCTTTAATAACTCAAAGGGCAACTTTAGAAAGATGATTACTCCCAAATACAAAGCAAATAGAATAGGGCAACAGAAACCTCCACTACTATCTGAGATTCATAATTATGTGACTGAAACCTATGATGGTATTTATGGATATGGAGTTGAGACAGATGATATGGTTGCTGCTTATTGGCAAACCCTAAGTGAGAAGTTTGGTAGAGATCATGTAATGATTGTGAGCATTGACAAAGACTACTTACAATTCCCTGCATTGATTTATAAGTACAATCGAAAAGAAGTTTTAGATGTGTCTAAATTTGATGCTTTAAAAAACTTTTATACTCAAATGATAATTGGGGATTCAGCAGATAATGTGAACTACTTCAAAGGCAAAGGCATCAAGTTTGCAGATAAGTATTACAAGGACTGTGACACACAATATCAGTTCACTAAGATGTTATACCTTCTTTTTAAAGAACGATACAAGAGCAAAGCAAGGGAGAAGTACATAGAGTGTTACAACCTATTAAAACTAAGAACAGAATGAATTTAAAAGAACAATTAAGCGAAAAGATAAAGACAAGAGATGAGAGAAGAAAAGCCATCCTTGATCCAAACATAGATCAAATCAAAATAGTTGGATTAACCAAAGGGTTAAGAATACTAGAAAAAGAAATAAATGGTTTAATTAAACAGATAGAAAATGAAGAAGGTTAAACAAATAGCAAGTGCTTTATTTATACTAATGGCAAGTGCGTTAATTTTAATAATTGGAAATTTCATTAACCTACACAAGCCAAATGAAAGATAGAATAGTAGAAAGCGTTTTAGACAAGTTTAAAGAACGCTCAGAGGAAGGAATGAGAAAATACGGTGTAACTATGGATAGAAAAGATTTGAATGGCTTAGAATGGCTGACACATCTTCAAGAAGAATTGATGGATGCAACGTTATATATAGAGAAATTAAAAAAAGAGTTGTGATTTCAATTATTGACATAGCAACATTAATATTAGTAATATACACATTGGCAGTAATAAGTGACATAAAAAATAAAATAAATGACAGACAGAGAAAAAAACGCAAATGATCAAGCACAGAAGTTGATAAGCAGATACATCAGCGAATGTGGTGTTGATGAGGACTCCGCAAAAAAAGGAGTTTTGATTTTAGTTGATGAGATATTTAAATGGGGTTTACCTTATAGATATCAGATAGAATTTTGGACAGAAGTAAAACGATATTTAAAATGACTGCACAGGAAATTAGCGATAAGATAATCAAGAAAACAGGAATTAATGTTTTTGAAGATAGTAGAAAAAAAGAAGTGATTCATTACAGATCATTACTGATCTACCTTCTTAGGGAAAAAATGAATCTAAGATGGACAAACATAGCGTTATTCTTTAAGGCAAATGACAAGAATATAACACACGCAACTGTGATACATTCACATCATTATTATAAGGTGTACAAGGATGAAAATCCTAAACTTGAAGAGTTAGAAAAACAGTTTAACTTTACACCTGTTGATCTTGACACACTAGATAAAATACACATGCTAGAAAATAAGGTTAAAAATTTAAAAAAAGTAATTCAGAGATATGAAAAAGTTGATTAAAAAAATAGGTGAATACATAATAGATTGCTTCACAGAGACTGATCCAAATAAATTAGAGATTAGTATTCCTAAAAACTTCAAAACAAAGAAGGAGCAGAATTTCTTTATTAGAAGGACAAAGGATTTTATAATAGAGAACACCAACATTATATAAATTGAATAAACAAAAATAAATCTATGGATGGCAGACAAAAAAACGGAGGAGCAAGAGAAGGAGCAGGACGCCCTAAAAAGGCAGATGAAGAAAAGTTAATAGAAAAATTAGATGCATTAATTGATTCGGATAAGGTAGTAATGAAACTAGGTGAGATGTGTCTTAAAGGAGATTCAAGAGCATTAACGCTTTATTTTAATTATAGATATGGAAAGCCAAAAGAGAAGATAGATATATCTGCAAGTGAAGGTTTAAATGTCAACTTTAAGGATTTGATTCAATTTAGTGATTAAGGTAAACCCGAAGTATTCACCAATATCAAAGGCGGATTCTAGGTATTTTATTGTAACAGGTGGAAGAGGTAGTGGTAAATCTTTTTCTATCAATTTAATGTTGTGCCTTTTAACCTATGAGAAAGGACACGTTATCCTTTTCAGTAGATACACCTTAACATCTGCTTATGTGTCTATCATTCCCGAATTTATAGAGAAGTTGGAACTGCTTAATATTTTTGATCATTTCCAAATCACAAAGGATGAGATTCAAAATAAAATATCGGGTTCAAAGATTATCTTCAAAGGAATAAAAACATCATCGGGTGATCAAACTGCTAATCTAAAGTCATTGCAAGGTGTCACTACATTTGTACTAGATGAGGCTGAAGAACTAACCAATGAGGACACATTCGATAAGATAGATTTATCGGTTAGATCACAAACGCAAACAAACAGGATCATCTTGATCTTAAACCCAACAACAAAGGAACATTGGATATACCAAAGGTTCTTCCAAGACAAAGGAATGCAAGAGGGTTTAAACACTAGTAAAGAGGATGTGACATATATCCACACAACCTATCTTGATAACATTCAAAACCTTTCAGAAAGTTACCTATCCCAAATAGACAATATTAGGGTAAGACGCCCCAATAAATACAAGCATCAAATACTAGGAGGATGGTTAGATAAAGCCGAAGGTGTTATTTTCGATAATTGGAAAATAGGAGAATTTAAAAAGGTAGGGGTTTCTGTCTTTGGGCAAGATTATGGATTTGCATCAGATGAATCTACGCTGATTGAAACCAACATTGACACAACAAATAAAATCATTTATTTAAGGGAATGTTTTTATATTAAACATCTAACTACATCACAGATTGCTGAACTGAATTTAAAACATGCAGGTGATTCTTTAATAATAGGGGATAGTGCAGAACCTAGATTGATAAATGAACTGAAATCTAAGGGAAGTAAAATAGTTGCATCTGTAAAAGGACAAGGTTCTATTACCTATGGGATATCCTTGATTCAAGATTATGATTTAATAGTATCTGAAGATTCGGTTAATCTGATCAAAGAACTTAACAATTACTGTTGGCTAGAACGTAAATCAAAAACTCCACAGGATTCACACAATCACCTTCTTGATGCACTTAGGTACTCGGTTACCTATCAATTACAGAATCCAAATAGGGGTAAATATCATGTTAGATAATAAAGTTTTTGTTTTATAACTTTATTATTGTATCTTGCCTTTAAATCAATAAACAAACAAAATGAAAGACTTATTTACAGATCAAGAACTAGAAGAGTTGCTAAAGGATTTAAAACCCATAGACATTCACATAGGTGATTCAGAGATTCACACAGAAGAAATTACTTGGAGTGTAGGATGCATTGACATTTATGCTGATATTATTTGTGTAAGGAAAACAATTAGTGATCCCGACACATACGAGGAATATGGATATATGCGAACCGATGATGGTGTTTATGAATATATTTTTGATATTGATGAAATGGCTATATATTGCGATGATGAAGATTGCTCAACCTATGAACAAGAATTAAGGGTTGTCATTCCTAAAATTAAATCTTTAATTTCAATAGCATGAACAAGATACAGAACACACACGATGCGGAATATTGGAACAATGCGCACCTTTGTTCCGAGATAGTTAAAAAATGGAATAAGATCAAACCCGAAAACGAAGAGATCAAAGCAGTAATGACTGCACTTGGAGAGATATCTTTTTATGTTGCTAGGTTGCATCACGATGCACAGGCAAGGGATAAGGTTCTTCAAGAGTACAAATTAGAAAGGAATAAGTGGTGCGTGAGAGCGCAACAAGCAGAACATAGATATGACAACGTAAAGAAGTTAGAAGGCATTTAAAACTTTTGTTTAGTTGGTTAATTGGGGTAGTCAGAAATGGCTACCCTTTTTTTGTGTTTAAAAATCACTTGGTTTTTGCGTTATATAATTATGAAAGCAACAGTAACTGTACCAAACCTGTCAGAAATTACTTTAGAACAGTATCAAAGATTCTTAAAAGTTCAGCAGATCAACAAGGATGATGAGTATATCATTAAATTGAAGATGATTGAAATATTCTGCAACGTAGATTTTAAGGATGCAAGGAATATCAAGTTCACAGATGTTGAAAAGATCATTGAGAAGTTAACGGAAATCTTTAATACAAAACCCAATCTGATCAAAACATTCAAAATGGATGGGGTTGAATATGGGTTTATTCCTTCGATGGAAG